TGTTTGTAGTAGCTGTTTGTGATGCTGATAACGCTGTATCAGGTACACCTTGGATAATACGAACAGGCAATGAAAGTGTTGTAGTAACACCGTTAATTGCAACTGCTGAATCACCAGTGATTGTTGAACCAGTGTTTTGTACTAAAGCAGCATTTAAACCGATTGCGTATTGACCTAAAGCAGTCATTGTTGTGCCAGATGTTACAGCAGCAACTTTGAATACTGTGTCAGGATCTTCTACTACTACAGCTGTAATGTCACCAGCTGGAAGTACAGGAGATGTTACACCACCTGGATAATATTGTTGCCAAATACGTTGATTTGTACTTGGGTTAGTATAGTAACAACCAACGAAAATACCAACTGGGGATGCTGTAGCTGTACCAGTGTCTTTAGTAACTGTACCATCACTTTGGATCTTAACTGCGTCACCATTATAGATTGCAGTAGCTGAACCGTTAGCAATAGAAAAGTTACGTGTTGCACCAGCAAATACTTGACCACCAATTAGATTAACTGGCTTTAGGCCGTAAGGGGCCGGTACTGAAGGATATGCCATTTAAAACTCCTAATATAGTTAATTTTTATTACCAAAAGATACTGTAGACTTACGTTCTGAGAACAAAGGCATACGTGCATCATTTTGGCGCATGAAACTATTATCTACCGCTTCAGCTTGCTGTTGAGTCATATTGTTCTCATAGTCCATACGGGCTTGAACAAACTCTTGAGGAGCTTTACAGAGTAATAGTCCGCCAATCTCAATGTTGTCTTTAAAACGACTATCGGGATCAACTAGCAAGGAAAACTTAGGTTGTTCTTCTGCTCTTACTGGTTCCCAACCTTCTCTTAAACGAGAGGAGAGATTTTTCGGATCAGCAACGTTAAGCATTGAAACTCTAATCCATCTATACGCATAACCAGCTTGCTTATCTGGTTCTGGTAGCAACTCAGGAGGGGTCCAAGCTTTTGGACGCTCTACTTGTTGACGGGTTTCTATATCACGGGGAATTCTATTTTCAGCCATTTTGGGACTCCAATTTAGTTAATTCCATAGCATATTGCTCTGGAGAAAGTTTGAACTTCTTAGCCAAAGCTAATTGCGTTTGCGTAAGTCTAATCTTTTTTGGGGATGTAGATCTTGTTGCAGGTGCTACAACCGTAGCAGGTTTTTTGGCAGAGTCTTTGGTCTCTGTTGTTTCGGTCTGAAATTTTTCAGGGAAACGTTTGCGCATCTCGGTATCAATGACGCTCCAGTAATGGTCGGATCCGGTAGGAACTCCGTCTTTCTCCAGGCGTTTATGAATACCCATTGCAAGGAAACTCATATCTTCGTCCACACCATACCAGCTATTTTTATCTAGCCAAGATTGGGTTTTTGAATCCAAACGTGGTTGTTGTGACGATTGTGGTATTTGTACCTCATTTTCAGTGTTTTGTAAAGAACTTTCGTCATATTGTGGCTTATAACGTTCAATTTCATTAGATTTCATCTTAGCTTCTGTTAATTTCTCCTGTGCTTCCACAAGAAGATCAGAATTGCCAGAATCGTATGCTTCCTTATAAGCCTTTTTAGCCGCTTCAAGTTCACGGGTTACGTTCTCTTTAGCAGTACTTACATACACTTTTTCACCATCTGATAGACGGCTTTTAAGTTTTTTAGTCTCATCTAACAATGATTGCGCTACACGGACAGCCTCTTCTTGTTCACGAAGTGCTTGTTCTTTAGCTCTACGCTCATCATTGATAAGCTTTTTCATCTGTAATAGACGTTGTTTAGCTTCTTTAGAGTATTCTTCTAAATTATCTTCTTCAACTTCTTTTACAATTGCTTCAGGTAGTGGAGTAGCGTTCTTTTGATCTTCAATAGGACGATCATCTTCTACCTCAATTTCAATCTTAGCTTCAGGTTCTTTTTCTACTTCTGGAGCCTTAATTTCTTCTTCAATTTCATCTGGGAATTTAAATTCTTCAGCCATATATCCTCCTAAACACGACTAATTCCACGAGGATCTTGAACTACTGCCTCAACGGAATCATCATTGATTAATCGGAATTCACGACCATGAATCTTTAATCGTGTGCCTGTGTTAGGACGGGCAAGGATAAAATCTCCTTTTTTACACCACGGTCCTGTAGGGAAACGTTTTTCGTCCTTGTAACAATCTGGACCCATATCAACTACAAAGAATACTGTAGATAATACTTCTTCGTTTCTCATGGTTTCAGTAGATTTGACAATACCGCTGTCAAACTTTTCTTCTGCTTCTGGTAAGGCACATAACATTCTGTAGCCTTGTGGTACTGGAAGTTGCTTTGCTTTTTCCTCATCCGTTTGGGGAAGAGTTGTTGTTGCATTTACATCATCGGGGTTTGATCCGATTAGTAGTTCACTCATCTGAGTTCTCCATATATTGTTTTAGGTCTTCAATGTATCTTCGTGTAGAAAGTAGACCTGAAATCTTTCCACATATATTTTGGTACTCGGCATAGTCTTTGGCTCTGCCACTACCTAAATAACTTTGCAAGCTGGTGACTTGCTCATCTATCTCCTTGAGTATTGCTCCATATTCATTCATTCAGTTTCCTTGTTTGAAGGTTGTTTTAAATTGTCCTCATGTTTCTTGAGGTCTGCTGCTATTTTGATGGCATTAAGTTGACGTGTATCTTCAACTTGTTGTTTGTTATGTGCTGCATTCACACCAATCTTCATGCCTTCAATTTTAGTTTTAGTAGCAAGTGCTGCTTTCTCAGCTTGTGCTTTATAACCTACTTGCATACCCGCAATTTCTTTTTGAGCTGCAATACGTTGTTTTTCAATCTCAAGTTGATCTGCTTTACCCGCAGCATCTAATTGCATCTTACGCATCTTGATGTCAATCTCCTGCGCTTTTAACTGTAGCTCTTTCATTTGCATCTGGATCACTGGATCATTTGCGGCTTGTTGCGCTTGTTGTGCAGCAACAGCAGTTTGATTTTGATTGAGTAAGTTTTGAGCAGTAGGAACAGCCATACGAGTAATAGCCATTTCTTGTTCTGGTGTAAAGCCAGCATCTGGATCACTACTAAAGTCAGGTATAGACATACCCATACCTTGTTCCATTTGACGTTTATACTCAAGACCTACGTGCTCTGTGATATGTGCTTGCATAGCTTGCATAATCATAGGCGCTTGTGGGTTTTGACCAATGACCTGTTTAATTTTAGGATCATTCATAGCTGCCATATGAATTTGAATATGGGCTTGGTGATCTTGGTAAGGGAAAGCTTTTAATGGTTGATTCTTGAGAGCATTTACGTTTTCAGTTACAGGATCTAAAGGCTTCATATCATCAGGCATTGGAATAAGCTTTTCAGCATTCTTAATACCTAATACATCTAACATTTGTCTATGTAAGTATGGAAGATTATAAAGCTGTGGAGCAGTTTGTGATAACTGTAAAGCCGCTTGATATTGAACAACCTTTTGAGACATCGTAGCTGCGTTTGGATCTGATACTGGAATGATATTAACCATTGAGTAATCAGCTTTACGTGCTGTACGATCACCACTAGAAGGTTCATATGAATAATCTTCTGGTGCATAATCAGCAATAATCTTTTTAAGTAACTTTAATTCAGACTTAAATGAAAAGTGCATACGAGCTTGAATAGCACTCATCACTTTTAATGTACGTTCTAAGATAGCTAATGTTGTGCCAACAGGACTGTTAGAAGACATATCAGCTACTTTTAAATCTCCAGCTGAAGCAAAACGTCTACCTTCGTCAATGATTTGATTGAGTAACGTCATTAAAGTCTGGCTTGGTTCTTTATATGGCAATGGCATGATGTTGTCTTTCATCACACCGCTTGGAACGTCTACATCACGGAATTCACCTGGAGCAATTGGTGTATCATCACCTTTGACTCTGAGGCCACGGGTCTTAAATCCACCTGGAAGATTTGCAAGTGATCCAGCGTCAACGAGTTGTCGTAATATGGATGTGCCTGATTTAGCAAAACTTCCAATCAGATGGATAAGTCCAAAAGCGTAAACACCAAAACCTGGAATGTATGGATAGTGAACAAAGTGCTGACGTTTTTGGAATGTATCATCATCTGGCTCCCAGTTACGTCTAATAGATAAAACAGTATTGCTACCTTTTTCTAATGTCACAATGTATGGAAGTTGAAGTGCAGTAGGATTACCTTTTTCATCTGTATGTTCATAACCTGGAAGATCAAGATCAACTTGCATCTCTAACAACTTGTATCTTGAATCTACTGTTGCACGGAAGCCTAACTTCTCTGCAATTTTCTTTTCAACTTCATCTAATGTATTTTGTGGGTCACCTAAATCTACATCTCTATAAAAACCGGCAAGTTGAAGTCTGCGTAATTCATTTTCAGTCTTACGCATCACATGGGTTACACGCTCTGCTGTTTCAATGTTAGCCGCACCATATGGTAATACTAAATCTTCTGATGGAACATAAACTGAAATCTGACGATCAAGTCCTGGATCAAAGTAGACCTTCTTAAATCCGTTACCAGATAAAGCTACACCCCAGTAGTTTCTTTCTTGTTCAGATCTAAACTCACTCATCTTTTCAGTGAGTTGAAAATTCATATCCGCTACGACACGTTCCATAGCTTCTTTTTTCTCAGGTGTTTCTTTACCAATGATTTCACCTTTGACTGGACCTGCCGCAGGGAAAGTTTCCATAATAGTTTCAGATTGGAAACGAGTTACGGCTTCAGCTAGAATAGGATGATAAACGCCACAAGCACCTTCCCATGGTTCATTACGTTCTTCAATCTTAAGACCTAGAAGTTCCAAACCATCTACATAGGTTTGCACCCAGTCTTTTCTTGAATCAACGTCAGCATCAAAATCCCCAGCAAGATCTCCTGCTATTTGTGCTAATACGCCTTCATTAATATCTTCAGCTAAGTTCTTTCCAAAATCTTCATCCACACGTTCTTTCTCAATGTGAATGTCTGCATCTGCTGTATGAATATCTACAGCTTCCGGATCATGGATTTCAATTTCCACAGGTTGCTCATCAATAGCTGGTAAACCTTGTGGTGCTTCGTATAATGCTTTTTCTATAGCCATATTAGTCCTTATCTAAAAGCGGGTCCTATTGACCATGCCACTGCAGTATAACGGGTTCCATTCGTCACTTCAGTCACACGGTGTAGTAAAACCGATGGGAAAACAATAATGCTACCTTTGGATAATTTAGGTAGTGGGGTTTTAATATCCTTTAATTCTAACATACCACCTGAGTATTCGGTGGGTTTAGACAGTAATAATACAGCACTTAGCTTCCTTTGCATATTGTTTTCGTCAGGATCGTATGAATCTACGTGCCAATCATAATGGCTGCCAGTGGTGTATTTGCCTATTTGAACAGGCTCAATATAGCCAATATGGTAGTTCCAAACCAAAGAATTAGCTAAATGTATATAAGTTTGCATGATACAACCTACCACTGAAGTAGGTTCATTGAATACAATCTTGGTATTTCTCATAGCAGGATTGGTCCATGTCTCACCTTCTTTCATGAATCCACCTTCAAAAGCCTTATTCATTCCTGCTTCTTTGATAATAAGATCACACATCTCATGAGAGATAGCGTTGTCTCTTACCCAATATCTGGTCTTAATAATAAGCTACTCTCCTTCTAAATTCTCGTGGCTCATCTGGTTCATCACTTGGAAGTGGAATAAACCCGCCACGTCTAAATCTTAATAGTGCTTGGGTTGTTGAGTCCACCAAGTCATCGTGATCTGAGTTTGGGAAAGCAGCTAACTCTTCTATCACTTCCTCCGCCCACCTTTTTCTTGGTGCCCAAACTTTGCCTGATGCAAATAAATCAGATACTGAATTCATACGTGATATTTTATCATTACCACGAGTTGGCGTAAACTCTTGAACAGGTATCCCCATACGTCTTAATTCAAAGATTAATGGTGCACCTGAAGCCTTAGCTTCCACAATAAATGCATCAGGCTGCCATTCTTGATACATCTCCATAGCACGGCCTTTGAGTTCAGGAAACTCCATACGTTCTTTTAAAGCGTCCAACAAAATAATATTTGGATCATGAGGATTCTCATCTTTGAAAAATACTCCCCAAGTTGTACATGCTGAATAGTCAGAACGTTCATTTTTAGTAAACGCAGTATCCCATGACTGGATAATAAAATCACAAGGAGGAGGTATTTCTTTTTCCCATACGTTCCACCACTCACGTTTAACAATAGCTCCTTCTTCAGAAGTAGGATCTTGTTGATATTGAGCTTGCCATTTAGATAACGGCAACTCTGTACGTAATTTATCTAACTCATCATAAGACCAAAACTCTGGCCATAAAGGTTTTTCATTTGGAAGAATAGCTGGGAGCTCAATAATTTCCCATTCATCTCCGTCACGATCTACCATGGCTTGAAGAATCTTACCCGTTAGATCACGCTTAGCCCAACGAGTCATAACGACTACGATACTACCTCCTGGTTGTAAACGTTGACGTGGACCTGAGGTATACCACTCGTACACCTTATCAAATACGCCAGGATCTCCTGCGGCTAATGCAGCTTCTTGCTCGGAATGCGGATCGTCAATAATGAGAAGATCAGCGCCTTTACCTGTAACAGTACCACCCACACCAATAGCAAAGTACTCACCATTAGCATTAGTACTCCAACGACCAGCAGCTTTAGAGTCAGATCTAAGGGCAACGTTTGGGAATATTTTGGCATAGACTTCAGAGTCTACCAAGTTTCGGACTTTACGTCCAAAGCCCACAGCTAACTCTGCTGTATTAGAACATTGGATAATCTTCTTATTCGGAAACTTGCCTAGATACCAAGCAGGAAGTAAATAAGATGCAAACTCAGACTTAGTATGACGAGGAGGCATGTTAATAATAAGACGCTTAGTTTTTCCATTTGCTATTTCCTCAAATTTTTTAGCCATCAAAGCGTGATGACGTCCATCAATAAATACCGGCCACATGGTATGCACAAAAGACAAAAAGTCATTTTGACCTTGCTCACGCAAGACCGCAGCTTCATATGCCTTCACCTGTTCCCATATGGGAGCTTGTTCAGACTCCGGAAGTAACTTAAC